GCGCTCAGCCAACTCGCCGATTGTCATCGGGTCGCCGTGCCAGAACTTGCATCTGGCGCGATCGCATGTGCACTTCACTAGCGCGTCTGCATCATGAGACCATGAACAGTTCGGCTTGTCGCACAACCCCGCGGTGAAGAAACGGCACCCAGCTTTCTTAGCTTGGGGTTCTTGAGGCGGGGCGGGGTCGGGTCGCTTTTTGTCGTCGGCGGCCTTGACTCCAGCCTCAGGATCCTTCTCGTCTGGGTCCCTACGGTTGGGAACCTTGGACTGGAACTCCTTGGGAATGTTGTCCAGGCATGGCTTTCCGTGGCTGTACGGGGCGTCGGCGCCCATCCTGACCTCCTTGATTGTCTGTGTGCCATTGCCTAGAGTTGTGTCAGCGGCACCGCTTGTCATGCGCTCAGACAAGACCAAGGTTTGATTGCAGAGTGGGTTGGTGAAGGCAATCCTGTCAGTTCGTTTTCTAGCGAAGAAACCGATTTGGTCATGATCGCCCGCCTCAGCGGCGTAAACAGGAGTCAGGTCACTGAGGAGCTTGACGAGCCGAGCGCGGCTCACATCTGCGGGATACTGCCAGCAACTAGGGGTGCTCCAGTTCACATAGCTTGATCTGTCATAGACCTTGAACAAGCCGTCGTTCGCCGGGCGCGTGGTTGACTGGTCGAAGCTCCCAACATCACACTGTATGATGCTGTATCCTTTCGGGTCTCTCACGCCCGATATCCAGCTCAATGAAGCATTCGACTCACAGGCCGGGTCACCCAACGGGATAGCCAAAGCGCCCCACGTCTGGGCAGCGCAAAAGTTGGGGCAAGATCCAGAACAGTTGGCGGGCCAGTGACGGCGCAGGGCCTCCATGGCCATGAGGTTGGTTTTCAACTCAACAGAGTGGATGGTCCACAAAACATTATCATGGACACGCCCCTCGTAGCCCTGGGCGCGGTGGGCCACGCATAATGAGCGGTGGCCAGCATGTTTGGCGTACGAGTTGATGCCAGTCCATGCTTCGAGTGCCACCGTGGCCATGTTATGGTCCAGCTGGGCGTTTCTGCCCAAGTCGCCGAGCAGACGAGTGTAGTCGTCCACAGGACGCGGGACGTCACCCACGGACGCAACCTCGTGGAAGTCGTCGCCAGGCTGCATGGTGAAGTACCACTCCTTGCTGGCTGGGTCTGCGAGCGTAGGGAAGAAGACATGGCTGGGTGCCTGAGTGGCAGACGCTGATGCTTCAGAGCACAAAGTGGTGGCATGGTTCCAGGTGCCGCACTTGAGCGTCACAGGCACCCGAGTGCCTGTAAATCGACCCAGGCGAGAGGCGAAGTTGACTACCGAGATGGTGACGTTAAGCCCTGAGAAACAGGAGCTGTCATCATAAGCATCCGAGACGATTACGAATCGTCGGGACGGGTACTTATGGGCGATGTGGTCAACTATGTTGTCGATGGTGTCCTCGGTGAGGTAATCTGCGTACTGGCTGCCGCGCTGGCCAAGGGCGGGAACAAGCCGCTTGTCGATCACCAGGAAGTCAACATTCATCATGGGAGCATAATACATTGGTCCCCCACCGACGATGACAAGAACGGGTACTTCATAGCCGTGTGTTTGCATAGCCAAAGCTAAGGCCACATTAAGAACCGTCTTGTTCTTGTTCACTCCGCTGCGGCACAAGTGCACTAGCGTGTTACCCGCGATGTCGACAGTGCTGAAGTCAACCTTGCTCTGGCCTGCTGAGTGGAAGCAGTTCTCAGAGGTGGCAATAGGGTAAACCAGCTGGTCATTGTAGTGCTCAACGACGGCTGAAACGGCTGACTCAATTGTGACTCTCGTAGGTTGGGCACATGTTTCGATGGCGAAGACAGTCCGATCGGTGTCTGTATGAACCCATGACCAAGATGAATTGGGATCATAGGCGCAGTAGTTGCCGAGGTGGTCTGGCACGGAAAATGCAACCTGCCAATTCTCAACAAAGCTTGAGAATCGGGCCGTGTACACTTCGAGGAGGGATGCATCAGCGCCATAGACATTGTGCATGAATCGTTCAATGTCTAGTTTGCCTTGGGGCCCCACGTTTCCTGCCTGAGAGTTGATGAGCTTGTGGCGCTCATGCCTCATGAAATTCTCCACCCGTTTCAGTTCAGCCCCGGATGGCTGTACAGCGTGGCTGCGAAACTTGCGGGCCGCCTTGCGGTAGACTTCCGCAAGCGGCGGATACCACGAAAACTGTTGAACACAGTCATCAGCCATCAGTGCCATGCAGTACAGAGCAAC